AGTAGAATCAATACCACCGACACCGGTTGTCAATCCCGTAGCAGGTATTGGGTAATCATATTTTCTACTCATATCCCAAACATCATACTCCAAACCTTGACCCATGTTCATAAACAAATCAACGTTTTTAGCATTTAACACCAACTTTTCATTTGACACGAAGTAATAAGCATTAAACCCACCTTGAGTTTTTCTCAAACCTATTTCATTATCCGTCCATGACTTTTTATTATCAATAGTTTGGGTTAAATCAAAACCCAAAGTCATATATGGGAATTTTCTAAATCTTTCGAAGTATTTTTGTCCGTAAGTGTATGGTTGTAAGACAGTTTGAACATTAGGGTTTTGACCCGTAAATGTCGATTCGGTTACAATGGTATCTTGTTCAGCCCTGTGTTTTGGTGTTTGCTCAAACCAACCTGAACCTTTTTCAAAAAAATAATTGTCGTTGTCAATAGGTGCTTTTGGATATCCCTCTATATCAATTGGGTAATCCTCCCTAATTGGTTCCACATCTTCAATTTCATAATCTATGGTAAATGCTGTGTATGTTATACCTTGAATCTTGTATGTATTTTCAGGGTCTAATACCAGTACTTCTTGACTAAATGTTCCGCCCGTTAACTGAATAAATTGTTCAGTAAATTGCTCCATATTAATTTTTGAATCAGCTAAATAAATTGTCTCATTAAACTCAACAAGTGCTTGTGGAGCACCTACCATTCTCATTATAAATTCAACAGATTTTCTTGTACCTTTAGACCTAAATAACCAACCAGAATTAATAATTAATTTTCTGTAATATTCATAGTTTAACTCACTTGGAGTCAAGTCTCTAGTCAAACCAGTGTATATGGATTGATTTTTAGTTCCAAAAACAGAGCTTAAAAAATCATCATTTGTTATCGGAGATATATTAACCTGATATCCCAATGTGTAGGCTAAGTTTACCAATAATTGAGACGGAATGTCGTCTTTAGGTATGTAGTTCACTGATGTCATATAGGCTAAAGCATCAATGAATTTTTTAGTTTCATCATAAGCCCTACCATATACTTGAATAACTTTTTCAACCCTTTGGTCTTCAGTATCAAACTCTTTGAAAGAACCTGTTATTAAAAAACGACTTATTAAATTCGTCTTAAAACTATCTAAAGAAACAGCAACCTCATTGACTTCCTCCAAATAAGTGTCAAAAGCCCTTGTTCTAATATCTAAATTCCAACTACCCTCTAATGGCCACGTAACCGTTTTATTAGCAACATAAGTTTGTCCATTATCGTTTTCTCTTGGATATTTAAAATAAGCGGTATATTTCGGTGTAACTAATCGGTTCAACAAAAAGTCTTCAACTTCATCAAATGGCTCATCAAACGCAACCTCAACATAAAATTTATTAGGTCTAAGTATTATCTGTGAAGTTGTTGAACTACTACCCAAAAAAGGATTACCTTCAACAACAACTTGTATTGTACCAGCACTTAAAGATGATGATGGTGTAAAATCAATAACTTTATATTCTATTTCACCATCACCAGCAACAAACAAAGCGTATTTTAGATACTCTTGTGTGAAATTTCTTAATGGTGAAAATTCAAAAGGTCTTACCTCTAAGTTTCTATTAGCATTTGTTGAATAATCAATGTCGAATGGGTTTTTTATTCTAGTAACATCAATATCAAAAGTTGTTTCATTTTCAACCGCATTGTATGAAATATTATTAGCAGTGTTAGCTGTAGTATAATCATAATAAACTCTATCAACTTCTAACGCCGCTGGAAAATAATTAATAATTTTAATTATTGATATCTCTAATCTTTTCGCTAATGAACCGTAAAGAGAAAAGTTTGTTACTACCGATATATCATAATTTGGATATACAGAATACTGTTTTGCCAATATCGCCCTTGATTGAGCAATGTCATCAATATTTAAAGTCTCTAATGTAAATGGGTCAGAAAATACACCAATATCAAACTTTCTGTTTACCTTCTCAACAACTGAGGTTGTAAACTCAAAGTTAGCCTGTGTCAAACCACCACCATTAACAAGTTGGAATCCAACAATGTCCGGTGAAAATGTTTGGTCACCTGAATTAGGCGCTGGTGGGTATCTGTATTTTAGAGGACTCGCCATTATTGTATAATACTATTGAAATTTTTACTAAAATCGATGTTATCACCTCTATTTTGACGAACTTCATAAAGTAGGTTGTTGAACTCATCACGAACTTCAAACAAGTTGTATTGTTGGTAGATGTTGTTACTAGTATCATAAAGAGTGTAGATACCATCTTCAATACTTTTAGTTTGGTTACCATAAAGAGCAATTGCTAATGTATCTATGTCGTATTGAGCCATCTCAATTTCAACAGTTACAGGATTAAAATATGTGTTTGTGAATATAATATTTTGGTTTGGCTGACCAATATATGGAGTCGCTGATGGTTTATTAGATGGTGCGCTTGAAGGTGATAACGTACAAAATAACAAATCACTTCCAGCTTCAACATACCTATAACGGATTTGTTTTTGTTGTGTGTTTACCAAGTTTGTTGTTACAGGTTCACAAAAAAAAGAAGATGTAACAATTCTAAAAAAGTTTGGTATTTTTGAACCGTCTTCATTTAGATATTCTACTCTGAAACCAACCATGCCTTGGTTTACAAATTTGTTTCTATATTGTGGGTCAACATTATTCAAATCAATAATGATTCCTTTTACATTTGGAAGTGCTGACAATATCCCACAATCGGTGATAACCGTTCTAATTTCGGCAGGTCTGATATACAAAGTGTATATTCCGAGAGCATTAAATTCTGATGCCGGTAATTTTAGATTATATAATCCACCTAAAATTTCATTTGTGTTTCCACCGGTTTCGTTATTGTTGAAATATGGTGTCAACAATGAGGCCGCATCCAATTTTTTTAATACAAAGTTTTGTGTTACATCTCTACTTGGAGTGTAATTCATAATAATCTCCACATCTTCAGGAGACATGTCTGCTGGTCTTGTAATACCGTAGGTTCCTAGTGCCATTTTTTATATTGTTGTGTTAATCTTGAAAAATCCGTAACCGTATCGAGCTAAGTCTCCTAAGTTATCGACTTCTCCAAGTCGTTGTAGTCCTTCGAATGCCGAAATCTTACCCCTATCAATAAATATTTCAGTTTGTATTTCTGGAGAAGAAACTATATCAAGTAGGACTTCTTGTTTAGTAATTGCATTTGCAATAATATCATTTGATGTTAATCCGGATGATGCCGTAAAAAATATTGTATTACCGTCAGGATAATCGTAATAATCAACATCATTAATTGTGTAGGCGGTATAACTTGAACTGATTTCATTGATTACACCATAAACCTGACCGTTTTTGAATATTGGTACATTAGTGGCGTACTTAATACTTCCGTAATTTTTTAGGTCAGTTATTTGTGATTTTGTAAATCCAGACACCATAAAAGGTACATTTGTCCATGTACTAGACACCTGAGCTTCTACAGTATTTTCAGAATCACCAGTAAAAATAAAATTTGCATTAATTGGAATACCCGACCAATTACCCAAATTTTGTGTGAAAGTACATGTTCCTTCGGGGTTTGGGATGGTCGCTCCTGTCACGGGTACAGGTATTGTTTTGGTAACTTGAGTAGTGCCCCAGGGATTTGTTTGAGTTAAACTTATTTCAAAATCACCCGAAAATGAATATGTATGTGATAAATACTGTGGTGCTGTTTCATTTAATACTTGTAATGGTGAACCATCACCCCAATTCAAAAGATAATTAGATAAACTCAAAAATTTTCTAAACTCAATGTCTGAAGTATTATAAACCAACACAGTATATGGACTACTTGTTGAGGCGGTAAAAATAAAATTATTTATAACTTCTTTTTGTAAAATAAACCCATCAAATGGTGTAAAATATCCTAAATCATTAAAACTATTTTGAAAAACAATATCAACGGTAAGACCTGTAAGTAAACTCGAGCCGTTAGTACCTCCCGATAAAATACTCGTCATCGCCGAATAAACACCAAAAGTATTTGTCTGGTATGTTTCAGAAACAATATCAGTACTTAACACCTCAGGAGATATTCTTATTTTATATATTTCACTATTCATTATGGGTTAATATATTGATACCATTTTATAGGGTTACCTTGATTGCCAATTCTAGTACCATTATCTGTTGTTACTAAGTATTCATAGTTTATATAATCTATATCAACTTTGTAATAAAAATACTTTGATTTATCAAAATTAAACTCCGTAGGTAATACACTTTGTGGTGTATTCATTAACCTAATAAACTCACCAGTTTTTGCATTAAAAAACTTAGCAGACATAAAAAACCTTGTAGTATTAACATATGTTGGATTTTTTATCCAATACACAAAATAACCTTCCTTATCACCAACATAATCCAAAGTAAAAGACGGTTTATTAATGTTAATATTTTGAGTAGTTAGTCCAGTACCTAATAAAGCCCCTTGTTCATTACCCTGTTGTGTCGGAATAATGATAGTTGCCATAATCTTTTGATTTTCAGTATTTGGTGTGTCGTATAAATCTATCTTAAAGAAACTACGTTGGAATGCTGCAGAATAATAATATATCTCAGGAACGGTAAATGATGTCCCTGTATAACTACAAACCCAATCATTTGTTGTTGCTGCAGTTACTTGATAAATTCCAGGTAAAAAATAAAACTCATAATTGGTCGATGTTAAACCACCACTATATGGGACGTGAGCATATCTTGTAACTTCAAAATCTTCAGTAGGATTTATAATTTGCTCCAAAACATCGGCTTCAAATTGGTTCAAACCGTCAGTGCGTCCAGCATTATCCCATGTTAATTCAATAGGAATATTAATTTGATTATCTTTGACTATATTTGGTAGTCTAAATTTATTCACATCCATCAATAAATGGGTCTATAATGTATTCGACCAATGGTCTGTTTATGTTTCTATAGAACGAAGTTGGTAATTGTAAAAATAATATGTCGGAAAATGGATAATGAGCATCATTCAAAAATGGAGAATCAACACCAACACCATCAGTGTCAATATATCCGTATGGGTATAAATCCCTCCACCTCCATTGTCTTTCCGTTTCTGAGTAAAATGCCCAATCAGGTATATTATCCACATCATCTTTAAGACCAACTTCTATATATGTTGAAAAAGCCCTAATTGGTACCGAAAAATGGGGTTGATAAAAATATCCCGATTCAAAATTAATTGGCGAGTCATTTGTAAATAATAAAGGATTATAACTAAACTTATGATTTTGTTTTGACAACACAGTTTCTGTCATTGTAAATTCATTCCACTCACAAAAATCACCAGTTATTATATCACCAACGTTTAATGGTTGATTATAATAAAAAGTATTCCCTGAAAAATTATAACTCGATGTTTGTAATGCCAAATCTTTATTTGATGGATTTGTATTAGACCACCACGTGTCAATCTTACCATCTAATAAATTTAAATCCCAACCCATTAATAAACCAGGATATCCGTTAGCATATGGTTTGTTAAAATAACCCATATAACCTTTTTGGATAATTGTCACAAAAAGTTCCGATAACGGTCTACCTTGATTATCAATAAGTGTTGTCGTATCAATATCTTTTGTAATACTAAAACCACAAGTTTGACTTCCGTCTTTTACGGAAACTCTTGACACACCATTAAATGTTAATGCGGAATATTCTAATTGCTTTTTGTTTGAAAAGGCATTATTTTCGAACCCAAGTTTTGTTAAATCATAATCAGATTCATTAGTCAAAATCTTGTGTCTCCTTACATAATATTGTGATGTAGTCTCACCTGTGTTATTTATGTCTAAAACACGTTTAAATGTCCCCACAGTACCATCTGTGAAGTTTGTATAACCTATATTATATATTGAAAATATTTTTTCACTTGAGCCATAATATTGGTCACCCAAAGATTCAACTTGAAAATAATTTTGTCCGATTGAAGATATTGATAATTTAACAAACTCACCAACTTGTAAATTGTGTGGGACACCACAATAAAAAGTAATTAAAGATTTACCATCTGGATTTGTATTTTGTAATACAAATGGAATCCCGTCACCTGATTGAAAGTATGTTGAAGCTGAGAATTGTGTATTTTCATAACTCATAATTTGCTCACTATCACCACTAACGGGGTACGACACATAAACATTCCAATTATAAGTTGATGCACTTTTATTAAAGAACGGAATATGTCCAGAAATACCTTGTGTTCTGTAAAATGTAAATTCATCAAATTGTACATATCCTCTCCAAGCACTTATTTGTGGTGGATTTTGATTCGCATTTATTTGTTTTGCCTCAATACCATTGATATAAAATAAATTATTACCATATGGCGTGTAAGATGTAAAACCACTAATACCATTATCAAATATATTAACAATTTTACCTGATATTCTAAAAACATTACTTGATTGTCTTTCCTCCTCAAATTGACTTTCTTGTGATAAATAAACATTCTTATCACCTTCAATGATTTCTCTACTTTGTTCCTCTAAAGCAATTTGTAAAAGGTAATCCTGTTCAGGAGCACCTTTAAACCTATCTTGGTTTCTAACTATCTTTACATCAAAACTCATAATACTTCTTCATTGAATATATATTTGTTTATATACTTATTCATTGCGGATTTACCATTTCTTAACCCAAAATAAAAATGGTATGGTGAACCAACACCAATAATTGGTGGTGGCGGTGTTGTTGTTGATTTAGGAGTTATTGTAGGACTGACACCACCAGTACTTTGTGAATTGTATATAAATCCTGGTTTTTCAAATGTTGGTACATCAATCTCAGACGGGAATGTTGGTTGACCTGACGCTATGTTACCACCCAATAATCTATCAATAGATTGATACTTGTATGTGTAAATTTGACTCGGTACTGCCTTTTTTACTTCCCAATCGTTTGTCTGTGAACCAAAAATTAAATTACCATTATTCTGAATTTGCCAAGGCCAATAAGGGACTTCTTGGTCTTCAAAACCATAATAGTTTGTCAAATATATAATTGTATTGTCTTCAAATGTTGTTCTTCCCGGTGTAATCAAATCCCTATTTTCGGTATTAGCTGAAAAGAATACTCCTAAAACAGGTCCCTGTCCTGTTGAATAGTATTTAATTTGACTTTGCCCGTAATTGTCACCCAAATATGGACTAACACCAAATTCTGAGTTTATACTTAATAATTGTGTTACGTCACCATCTAATCTACTATTTGTTCTTGAGAATAATTGAGTGATTGACGCATCACCTGATTGTGTTAGTTGTGATAAAAAGTTAGAATCCGTCAATCTACTTATCACAAATAATTGTAATAAATCAGATGTATCATTATAAGATGTTGATGGTATTTTATCTATAATAAAACCTTCATAATCAGGATTTAAAGAAATCTCTTGAACAAATTGGTCTCTTGGTCCTAAATCAATCATAGTAGTCGGACTACCCAAAAGTCTTTTATTCAACGCAGCACTATCGGGGTACGGTGTGTTATCTATTTTTCTTGGTGATTGTTTACCTATGAAAATATTACCATTGTAAGGTGAGCTTCTGTAGAAAAAAGAATTATTAGTTTCTTTATATACTAAAGTGTCCGTACAATATCTATAAGTAACATCACTATTAAATGTTGAAGCCGATAGTGGTGCTAGATATAGTGTATCTTTTTGAAATGAATACATATATAAAGAACCATTAATCCAATTGTTTACAAAGGTTAATGAAATTACATTTCTACAAAGCGCAAAATTGAATCTGAATCTAGCCTTCCACTCTGAAAATAACAACAAATCTTTTTGAAATTTAAATGGTTCTTGAACCAAGTAATAACAACCGTCATACATATTCCTAATGTTATCTTCTCTATTGTAGTAGTAACAATCATCATTTAAATTTTTAACACCAATATTCTCTCCGTCACCTGAATAACATTTTAAAGGAACCATACCTTCACAAGAAAAAGTTTGTTGAATTTTAACACTCAAATTACCTCCAACATCCTCTAAATAATCATCGGCTGGGTCTGAAAAATTATCGGTACCTGTATTGTAACTGCCCGTTACACCTTGAATTTCACTTGGACTATTAATCGAATAAAGTGAAAAATTTGAATTTTGATGTAAAACAAGTCTGCCATCTAACGCGTCTGATGATGGTAAACGGTCAGTTCTCATAACCAAACGATTACTGTTAGACATAGACATTGACCCCGCAGACCCATTTATGTATATCGGAGAGTAATTTGTAAAGTCATACCCAATTTGAGATGAACCATCTGCAGCCATATACGTTCCACCCTCAACAACTTCGTTGGATAAGTAACCATTTCTGAATCCATCTTTAACGTTACCATTATTAATCATTCTGTTCCACGTATTACCACCAGCAGCAATCGCTTGGTTATACCCTGAATTCACAAAACCTTGACCTGAATTTGCTTGGTTAATGTCCCACGCACTATTTACTTGGTCTAAAGCAGAATAATAAAGATGATTCTTTGTCGTCCACGACGCTAAATAATTTGTTACACTAAAATTATATGATGGGTAAAATATATTTTGATTCAAGTTTGTTGAACCGTTATTCACAAATTGGTTGTGTCTCGGTATTCTCCAATCAGTATTACTCTGATATTTTTGAATAGGAATGTTCAACAAGTAAGAACCCCTCACTTTTTTATTACCGAATGAATTATACCCATAAAGTTTAGACATGTCATATTCGATATCTTGTTTGTCTGAATTGGGGTCGACACCTCTTGCTAAGAATATAATTTCGTGATTTCTATAGTCTTGTATCAATTGTATATTTGGGCCTGTAGTTGACCACCCACTATCATCAGGATAAATGTCAGGATTGTTACCACCACCCTTTTTAATTCTTTGGTATCCAAATAAAAATCTTTGTAATAATGTATTGTTTGGACTACCATAACTTGTTTGTGGTAGTACCGCAGGACTACATATTTGTTGAAACTGTTCAACGGTGTGACCAGTTATTATTTGAAAATATTCAACATCCGAAGGATAAAGATATTCTTTAACGTTATTAGTCGAACCTGTTATAACATACGTCGCTGTTTGATTAACACTAACATTACTTGGGTTCATCGAGTTAACAACAATTGATATGTTACCAACGGCTGAAGTACCAGTACTTGAAAAATTACCAAACCCATTTTCTATTGTTTGACCTGTTATATTAGGGTCTTTTGAGGCGTTTGGGTTTTGAAAACTTAAAAGTTGACCCGTCGGTAAATTTTCCATAGTTCCAGGGTCAACTAATAACACTAAAACATTATCATAGTGAAACTGTGAACTATTACTTGGATTTGTATAACCAAAAGTAACTTTCATTTGATTATACCCACCGTTATCGTGAAACTTCGCCTTTACATTGAATAGATTCATCCTCTCAGATAGTGGTATATCCCAAGACCAATTATTATAATTAGTAAACGGGTTTTGTGCAGAACCCTTTAAATAAGGAGTCCTTAACCCTCTATCCATATTTTGATTGTAGGTTCCGTCGGTTTTTCCTGTAAATGGATTTCCTGCCATGGTAGTTTGAAATCCGTAACCAAACTTATTTACCCAATCTTGGTCAACAGCACCGTCATTATCTAAAACACTAACACCATTATACATCGTATATTGATTTGTGTTTGCCAAAATAGATGAATTAGAAACTTCGACAGGACCTAATACGTTGTTAATTTTTTTTGGTCCACAGTCACATGCATTACATTCAGGATATGCATAGTTAGGTAACGGTATCGCGTATAATTGTAGATTCTGTAATTGTTTAAAATTTTTAATTACCAAATATGTAACTAACCCCCAAGCTATTAATGATAATGAAGCTATAATTATTGCCCCCCAAGCAGCAGTAGAAATACCAACCGCTAATGCTGTGAGGCTAGCGTTAATTTGAAAAGTAGCAATACCAGCAAAAACGACCGGTAAAACATTTTTTATAAATGGATATAACCCAACAAACGCACTATAAATAAAAGCGATAATAATTAATGGAACTTGTAAAATTGTGAATAAAATATTGAACACAAAATATATTGCATCAAAATTTCTAACACCATCATTCACAGGGAATTTATTATTTTCACTCTCACAAGTCCTGTCTAATATTTCTTTTACACCTAAAAATCTTGCACGACCACGACCCTTTCTATATTCTTCAATAAATTGTGATGTAGTATAAACTTTATTAAACTTCATCTGATAAAAGAAGTCTTCACAATTTATGGCGGCTTGTTTATTCGCATAATCATCCCAATTTAAAGAAAACGCGTAGCTTTTTTGAAACAATTGCCAATTTGTGTTACCAGTAAAATTTGGGTCGTAGTGTGGACTAGTATCTAATGCGTATAATGCGGGGTCAACACCAGGATTTGCTGTGGTAGTTCCTGTCCATCCATATTCCCTAATGTTTGGTACTAAAAAATTACCTCGTTGTATTTCACCCTGTATTGGAAATAATGTAGTACCTTCTCTTGTAGGACCATTTGTCTCTGATTGATATTTTATTTTAAACCTATACTTACCATTTGTTGGTATACCAATTCTTGGGTCTTTGGAAAATACTATTTCACCGTATTCGTTTGTTACGACATAATCCAAATTCATCGGTACATCAACTAAAAACGTACCATCGTCATCGATAACTTTACCACTATTTTGTAATCTATATTGCTCAAGAATAGGATTACCATCCACATCAGTATTAACGGTTTGTCTAATTGCTAAAATCTCACCCGGACCTGTTATCATACCACACAAGTCACCTTGTTCTGTTTTTGGCTTACAATTTTTCTTTAACATTTGAGTATCCTGTGAGCTCATAATTGAACCCATGAATATTGCTGTTGGTTGTATATCAACACCCAACTCTCTAAGGTCAAAATCGGCTCTGGTAATTCCTATACTACATTGAGACCCGTCTCCCCAAAATGATGAAACATCAATATCTTTTTTTGCATTAATAATTTGTGGTAAAGAATCTAAATCTGTGGATGCCAAAAATTGAGTTCCATTGACCTCTTCAGAAGTCGCCAATCCCATCCTAACTAAGTCTTGAGGTCTAAGTGAAAATTCACCCATATTTGATAGGTCTAAATCCATTGTAAGTGTCTGTATACCTAATGGCACACCCACAATCATAAAATCACCCGATTCGTTAGTTTTTACGGTATACTTATAATATTTTTCATAAATTTCTAATACCTCTTGTCTTGTTAGTAAATCTTCTCTGTTTGGGAAAGTACCCGTAGGTGTGTGTCCACCATATTCTTGGTCATAAGGTAATAAATTATATCGGTACCCATCTTCATTTTTTTCTGCGGGGCTTTTATATGGATAAAGTGAGGATATAATTGGATTCAATAAATCAACATCTTCAACAGGAACAAAAACAGAAATTCTTGCATTTGGTACTCCATACCCCCCATTTGCTACGACACGACCAACAACCACACCATAGTCCGCACAGAAACGAGTATAAGCATCTCCTTGAGTTAATTTCATGGATAATATTTCCAAGAAATCGAAATCCTGTTCAACATTTAATCTGATTGTTTGGTCAACACCTAATTGTGTACGTAGACGATATGATTTGGGCATAGAAAATCTTTTAAGATAAATAGTTATTTATCTATTTTCAAAATAACTTAGTAAAAATCTATGTAAATGAATTAAGAGAAATCAACCGTTTTTAAGTTCTTAACCCTTACTTTAATATCTTTATTTGGGAACCTAACTTGGTAAATTTGTGAAGGTTCAGCAAATACCGTATCATCAATTAATAAAATTTCTTTTGTTGCACTATTAGCATATCTTTGTGAAGTTTCTGAGGATGAATACTGACCACCAACTTTATTATATACTTTAAGGTCTGTAATAGAAATCACACCAGGAACATCTTGTACCTGACTTCGTAATTCGGATATATAAACATTACCACCCATTTCTCTAAAAACGGGACTCATTATTGTTTGCACTTTATCAATAACTCTAGTAATAACTTCTCCCTGATTTTGAGCACCATCTATCACAACAGATATGTCAAATTCTAAATCAACAACTTGAGCAACATTGATTGATATATAATCATTAATCATCCTATAATTTGATAGATAATTTGCCAAATTTGTTTTTAAAGTATTTGACACTGATTGTGTCAAACTACCAGTTGAATCATAAGAAACAATATTAATATTAATTTTGTTATCTTCTTCAGTAATTGCTACTTTGGCAGGTGCACCAAATTTACCTGGCATTTTTCTAATTAATGCATAATAATCATTAACTGTTACGGCTCTGTTTTGTGATGCAAAGTTAAATGTTACCATGTTTCTAACTTCTTCTATGTTTGGTTGATTTGCACCACCAATAGCCGCAGTCACGTTATTAACTCTTAACGAATTAACAACCTGTTGATTAATATTTGCTGAAGGCCCATTAACAAAAAAGTTAACAGTACCAACTTGGTTAATAGAATTAACACCAATATTTGAAACGGTTCCACCACCAATTCTATATTGGACAAACAGTGTCGTATTAGCCTTTACTGTCTTACCTAACCCAATATTATTTTGGTAATCTTGAACTCTTAATGGTACACCAACTCTTGAAAATTGAGCTAATTGTTCGTCAGCAGTAACTGTTGCATTACCAAACTGAACTCTTAAGAATCCTTCAGGAGTATATTCTGTTATAAATCTTAATTCCGTTTCAATGTATCTACCAACTTTAATACCGGGTCTGTCTGCCGGTTTTGTTGGGTCTTCAATAAACACACTACTCTCAGCCAAAGAATCAACCTCGAACCATCTATCAGGTGAACTTAAAAATTCAGATGATGTTGGTACTGATTGATATGATGTTCCATCTTTTTGAATTACTGACGTAACACCGATAATATTTTTTTCAGGTAAGAAAAACTCAAAGAATGGTTTTACATCTGCAGGTGTAATTATTTTTTTGAATACCTTAGTAATACCATTAACAACAACCTCCCTTTTAGTGATTGTGTAGTTTAATAGTTTACCATTGGAATCAAAATTAGGTATTTTAGTCTGATTCGGAAATCCTTCACTATTATATTGTGAAGAGAAATCAATATCATATACATTCTCAAATGTTTGTCCTGCACCAACCACTTGTGAACCCGCTCTTAATATTCCTAAATAACGAGTATCTTCTTGGTCACCAAAGGCAGGTACCGTAATTGAAAAATCACAAAGTGATACTGAAGGTCTATTACCGGGTATTTTTAATCCGTAAGTTCTGGCTATGTTAAAAATTGATGAACGTTGTTGAGCATATTGAAGAACAGTTTCTTGAATACTCCTATCCATGTGATAATGTAAATTATCACCGATAGCTGCGTTTAAATCTAAAAATACAGAATATACCGACGCATCATTAAAAT